GAGGACATTTTAACCGTGATCGAGATTTTGGAAAGGCGCGCAAATGGCTAAGGAAGCAATTAGTTATGACAAGGCTGAGCTGCGCTCAATCCTCAAATCTTTTAAGGCTATGGACGAGGAAGCAACAGAACAGGCAAAAGAAGTCTCGTCAGAATTAGCAGAATTTGTCAAACAAAGAGTTTCAGCCGCAGCTGGTCAACGTAACAATCGCGCTTCAAAGATTATTGCCGACGGTGCAACCGTCAAGAAATCCTCAAAAATAGGCGAGATTAGTTACGGCTTTGCTCGTCAAAAACTCAGCGGTGGCGGCACAACCCAACAGGTTTGGGGTGGTTATGAATTTGGTTCAAGAAAGTATAAGCAATTCCCAACGTGGTCAGGTAAACGCGGTTGGTTTATTTACCCAACCTTGAAAGCTGTCCAACCTGACATTCTCAAAAAGTGGGAACAGGCGTTCGCCCAAATAGTTAAGAAGTACACATAATGGCTGGACTAAGTCGTACCCTTAAACTTTCTATACTTGGAGACGTTAGCGATCTCAATAAATCGCTCAAAACAGCGACAGGCGACGTCGACTCATTTGGTGACAGAGTTGGCAAGGCTGGCGTAGCAATTGGAAAAGCATTTGCCGCAGCTGCTGCCGCTGCTGGTGCAGCCGCAATCGCTATTGGTATTGACAGTGTTAAAGCTGCAATTGAGGACGAGAAAGCACAGACGCAGCTTGCACTTGCTTTAGAAAACGCCACAGGTGCAACAAAAGGTCAGATCGCTGCCACTGAGCAAGCAATTCTGCAAATGTCTTTGGCGTCAGGCGTAGCCGACGACGATTTGCGTCCAAGTTTGGCAAGGTTAGTTCGTAGTACTTCGGATACGGCAAAAGCACAAGAATTACTTGCACTTGCTCTTGACGTTTCAACAGCAACAGGCAAGCCATTAGAAACCGTTGCAGCCGCGTTGAGCAAGGGTTTTGACGGTAACACAGCTGCACTTGGCAAATTAGGCATTGGACTTTCAGCTGCCGAATTAAAGACTATGACATTCACGGACGTGCAAGGCAAGCTCACAGATTTATTTGGTGGTGCAGCTGCTGCAAATGCAAGCACATACGCTGGTCAGATCGCACGCGTTCAGGTTGCATTTAACGAGGCAAAAGAAGCCATAGGCACGGCTTTGTTGCCAATCTTAGGCAAGCTATTAGATTTCATTAACACAGCTGCATTGCCAGCGATCAACGCATTAAGCGGTTCTTTTAGCCTTACAAGTGGCGACGGCTTTGGCAAAATTATTAGCGACGTCGCTGGCGTAATTAAAGACTTAGTCACACCAATTTTTAACGCAATGCGATCAACCTTTGACAAAGTCAAAGCAACCATTAAGGAAAACAAAGACGAGTTTGCAGCATTTTTTGAGGTTATCAAATTTGCTGCACCAATTATCGGCAAGGTTATCGGGACAGCATTTAGTCTCATTGGAGACATTGCAAATGTAGTCTTAAACATTATGGCAAACGTTGTTGGTGCATTAAAAGGTCTAATTAACACAGCAATCGACTTAATTAACATTGCAATCAAAGGTTTTAATTTAATTAAACCAGGTGCAGACATTGCGCCAGTTGGCAAGATAGGTGCAGGGTCAACTTCAACAGGTGCGCTTGGCAATTTTAGCATGTCCACAGGGTCAACTTCATCTATTCCAACAGTGACTGTTCCAACAGGTATCACTGGGGGCGTAGGTACAGGCGGTACGAGTGGTGGAGGTATTGCAACCGCAGCCGCCGTCGCAGCTAGTGCAGCAAGCAACGTGGTTTCAGGCTCATTTAATGCTGGCAGTTTTAGAGCCGCTGAGGCAAAAAGCATGGGCACAACGATCAACCTCAGCGTCACAGGTGCATTTGATAAAGAAGGCACAGCACGCACAATTGTTGAAACATTAAATAACAGCTTCTATCGCGGCACAGGCGGCGCATCTAACCTGCAAATCGCATGACGCAGTGGTCGCCAGTTTGGCTTGTTGAGATTGACGGCGTTGCTTACACAAACGCTGTTTTGGCTAATTTAACAATTAGATCAGGTCGCACAAACATTTATGAGCAAGCACAAGCTGGGTACGTCAATTTAGAGTTGTTGGACGTCAATCAAGCTATTGTGCCTGTCAAGATCAACAGCACCATTGGCGTGTCAATCAAAGACTCAACTAATACGTTCGTGCCAATTTTTGGTGGCAATGTTGTTGACATTGGTTTAGAGGTGCGCGACGTAGGCAGCACCATGTTTACGCAAACTTATAGCATCACAGCACTAGGTGCGTTGTCTCGTTTGCCAAAATTTATTTATACTGACGCGCTTCCACGCGATTTTGACGGTGATCAAGTTTTTGAGGTTTTGTCACAAATTTTGTATCAGACTTGGGCGCAAGTACCTGGCGCGTTAACTTGGGCAACCTATGACCCAACCGTAACGTGGGCAAACGCTGGCAACACTGGACTTGGAGAAATTGACCGTCCAGGTAACTATGACCTTGCAGCTCGTAGTGGTTCATCCGACCCAATCGACGCTTACAGCCTTGTATCCGCATTGGCAACTTCAGGTCTTGGCTACATCTATGAGGACGCACAAGGTCGCATTGGCTATGCCGACAGCACGCACCGTACAAATTACTTAGCAGCTAACGGCTACGTTGATCTTGACGCAAATCATGCAAGGGCAGCAGGTTTGCGTATTGACACACGCGTTGGCGACGTACGCAATTCGATAACTATCAAATACGGTGCAAACTCAACAAGTGACGTGTCAGCTAGTGATGCAACCTCAATTGCTACATACGGCAACCTTGCCCAGATCATTACAACAACCTTGCATGACTCAGCAGACGCAAACTCACAAGCTGCCTTTTATTTAGAATTGCGCGCCAATCCTGAACCTATTTTTAGTGCAATTACCTTTGACTTAACCAATCCTGAAATAGACAACTCAGACCGCGACAACCTCATTGGCGTTTTTATGGGCGAGGCAATAGCACTGAACAACCTACCGCTGAACATGAGCAGTGGCGCGTTTCAAGGCTTTGTAGAAGGCTGGTCGTTTCAGGCGTCCTACAACCGTTTGTCTATAACCTTGCTGTTGTCACCATTGGCTTACAGCTTGCAGGCAATGAGATACAACGACGTACCAATCACCGAACGCTGGAATAGCGTGTCGCCGACTTTAGACTGGGAAAATGCCACAATAGTGGCTTAGAAAAGGGGAACAAATGGCAAATCCAACAACAAATTATGGTTTTGTTTTACCGACTTCGACCGATTTAGTCACGGACTTACCAGCAGATTTTGACGTGGCTCTGCAAGGCGTTGACACGCGGCTGAAGGCATTAAACCCTTCGACAACACTGGGAGATGTTGAGTATCGTTCATCAACTGCTAACACAAATACTCGTTTAGGAATTGGGTCATCAGGACAAGTTTTGACAGTTAGCGGTGGCGTACCTGCATGGGTTACACCCGCAGGCGGTGGCAAAGTTTTGCAGGTTGTTCAAGGGACAACTACAACTGAAACAACTATTGCTTCAACAACAATGACTGACACGACAATAACTGCAACAATCACACCGACTTCAGCAACGTCAACGGTTCTTATAATGATTGCTTATAGTGCGGGAATGTATGAAGCCGCAGGCGGTGCTTTCTCAGTAGGTGGTCGCATTATGCGGGGGGCAACGGCAGTTTATGACCGCGTGTCGGGTGGTGTCGGTTATGTAGATCACACGCCGTCAAACCCGTCGTATAAAATTTATGGTGGTGTCGGTATTTCTGGTGCAATGGTTTATCAAGACTCGCCAGCAACTACGTCGGCAACAACCTACAAACTACAATCCAACATTAGCGCAACGGCTGGTGGCGGTCGTGGTGTTACTTATCAGGGCAACAATGTCGTCGGTTCAATCATTCTTATGGAAATTGGTGCGTAATGAGTTACTTAATCAAAGCAATCAACAATCTGAAACCAAATGCAGAATTTGCATTTACTGACAATGATTATTCAACAATCGAATGGCACAAAATTACAGGTTCAGCGCCAACACAAGCACAAATTGACGCTGAAATTGAAAAAATTAAAGCAAGTGAAACACAAGAAAAAATTGACCAAGCAAACGCAGTCGCTTCAGCCAATGCCAAACTTCAAGCATTGGGTTTGACACTTGAAGAAATCAAGGCATTGCGTTGAGTTACCCTGACGGCACAAATGCACGGTTGATTGAGGTTGCAGCAGCTGAGGTTGGCACAATTGAGGAAGGCAACAACCTTACAAAGTACGGCAAATTTACTGGCTTTGACGGTCAACCGTGGTGTGGGTCTTTTGTTAATTGGTGTGCAAATCAAGCTGGTATCAAAATGCACAGCGTTGTCAGCACAGCTGTTGGTGCGCATAAATTTAAGGAAATTAGCCGTTGGTCGAATTTGCCCAGTCTTGGCTCTTTAGCCTTTATGGACTTCCCACATGACGGCATTGACCGTATTAGTCACGTTGGCATTGTTATTGCATTTGAGCATGGCAGTGACGTTGTGACCTGCATTGAGGGCAACACATCTGGCTCAGGTGACCAACGCAATGGCGGCATGGTCATGGTCAAGCAACGATCATTAAAGCGCGACATTGTAGGTTTTGGTGTACCAAAATTTGTACCATACAAAGGCGACTACCCAGTCATTGCTGCAAAAGTAGCTGAGACAAAAAAGGAGAAAAAATGGACAAAGCCAAAGTCAAAGAAGCTGCCGCCAGCTATGCTCGATCGTTCATAGCGGCAATGCTTGCCCTATACATGGCAGGTATTACTGACCCAAAGGTTTTGCTGCATGCAGGTATCGCAGCTGTTGCGCCAGTTATTTTGCGTGCAATAAATCCTAAAGACAAAAGTTTTGGTGTCACTGGGGAATGACAACAAACGAGTGGGCAGCAGTGGCAGGCGTTGTCATTTCGCTTGTCGCTGCTGTCTACGGCGCAGTGCGCGTTATGGTTAGCGCGATTATGCGTGAATTTTCACCCAACGGTGGGTCAAGCCTCAAAGATCAAGTCAATAGAATTGAGGACAGATTAGAGTGGCTAGTACAGAAAATGATTGACTAGCCTTTAGACTTATGCTATGGCAGCCAAACGTCAAACACGCAAGCGCGTAGTCACCGTCAAAGAGGATAACTATTCTGCGCTTGAAATCTATGCCATAGCACTAAATGAGTATTACAAAGCATTGCGTAAGGCTGGCTTTAGCGTAGAGCTTGCACTTGGCATTTTGAGTGACAAGAACGCTTACCCTGGTTGGCTTTTGCCAGAGCCAGTTGACCCGAACAAAATTGGATCGATCGACTATGACGACGAGGACGACGACTAATGCGCAAAATTGTCGTTGTGTCCGATCTCCAAGTGCCTTTTGAGGACGTCAGAGCGACAAAGAATTTAGCCGCATTCATCAAGCGTTTTAAGCCAGATGAAGTAATTACAATAGGCGACGAAATAGATTTCAATACGATTAGCAAATGGTCTCGTGGATTGTCAGAGGAACATGAGCCGACCATTGGCAAAGATCGTGACCGTTGTGTAGAGCTGCTATGGGAATTGACTAGGTATGTACCAAAGGCAAGCATGGTGAGATCAAATCACACAGACCGATTGTTCAACAGCATTGCCAGCCGTTTGCCTGCATTGCTAGGTGCGCCAGAGCTGCGCTATGAAAATTTTATGAAGCTGGACGAGCTAGGCATTGACTTTTACCGTAAGCCTTACGCGATCGAGGGAACAAACTGGATAGCCATTCACGGCGACGAGCAGGGCACTACGCCTAATGCTGGTGCATCTGCCTTACGTGCAGCTAGATTGCACGGCAAATCGGTCGTACAGGGTCACACACACCGTTTAGGCATAAGCACTTTTACAGAGTCTAGCGGTTACAAAATGGGCAGGACATTGTGGGGCATGGAGGTTGGCAACCTGATGCGTTTCTCAGCTGCAAAATACACAAAAGGCACAGCCAACTGGACACAAGGCTTTGGCATCTTGCGCATTGAGGGCGCAAAGGTTAGTCCACAGATTGTCCCTATTGAGCGAGACGGTTCGTTTATTGTTGACGGCAAGCTATTTGGCTAGGCGACACGCCGTTTGACACGCGCAATACTTGATTTTGTCGTACTCATGCTTCACCCTGTATTTAGGTGGTAGCCGTTACCAACCTAGATCGGGAGAAAAAAATGGTCTTAGACCTAACACAGCTAGAGTCATGGTGGCGTCTGTTTTTCTTAGGCGTCTGGACAATTACAACAATGGCACT